CCTTACCACTTTACACTTAATTTTAAGTAATTTTCTGTGGTCCCCGAAAAATTATAAGTTAAACCATTCTCTTTTAACCATTCTTCAAGTCGAATGGTTACATTTTCACGTAAAATTGAAAGTGTTGCGGTATAAAACCCATTCTTTGCTTGTTTCATTGACTCTTCAGTTATAAGAAACTCCGTATTTTTCTGTACACGGTCTTCAAATTTTTTAAGCCTCTTTTTATTCTTTACTGAAATTTGTCTCAATTTTTCACTTAACATTTATTACCTCCTTTAATAATAATTGCATCTAGTTCGTCATTAAGTTGTCCTAATGACATATTTTGTAACTTACCTTTAATTTTTAGATTCCGAAGAACTAATAAATCAGAAGGTAGAGTTATTAAATCTATTATCTTCGGTGAACGGTTTTCATCCATTCCAACACGATGTATTCTGTGGATGGATTGCATTCTTGCTTCACCATCAAAACTGTTACTATAATAAATGGCAGCGGGTGCTGCTGTAAATGTATAAGCCATCCCACCTGCCTTAGAATTACCAACCACAGCCAATCTAGGGTACTTAATTCTAAGTTTGTCATAGTTTTTATGGGATAAGTCCATAGCTTGCAAGAACTCTCCAGACTTGAGAATATTACCATCTGGTAGAACACCTTGAACGTCCTTCCCATCTACACGGAGAACTGCCCAATTCTTGCCATTCAACATCTTAATGAGACGTTCTATTGATGCTGTAAATCCTGCCCAGATAACTAGACGACCATAATCATCATATTCATCTAGTAAATCTAGTAATGCACGGTCTTTAGTAGTTCCTATTTCTTTAGCAACCCTTTTATAGACATTTTTCACACCAGTATTACCACAGGCATCACAAGGATTTTCTTCATTTGAATGACCCAGACAGATTTTGCAAGTTTCTTTACCTGCAATTTCTTCGATATATTGAAACCCATCAGAGAGTTCTCTCATTTTACTAAGAGCTGTAATGGCTCGTTCTGATGTACTCTTAATGAGTCTCATAGCTCTTAACATCTCGGATGTTGGTTTAATATGTATTTCTACCTCGATTAGCTCGGGTAGGTCAATACAATCTTTCTTGAACTTAACTAAAACTAATCCTCTCATTCGTTTATGCAATCTAGCAACCTCATTGACAGATTGCACAAATATATGGTATTTATCTTCTTGCTCAAAAATATGGTAGTCAATATCTTTGAGGTCAAGATGTTGTTTATAATTGCTTTGTTCACCACAAATGGCACAACGTCCCTTTGCTAAAAGGATTAGTTCAGGTGAATGATTTTGATGCTCTTTAAATTCTCCACAAATGGAGCATTTTCTTTCATCATCAAACCAAGTTATGAGGTGTGGATAAGCACCAGTTAAACCTTCTCTCATCTCAGTTAAGCATAATGTCTTCTTAAATTTCTTAATATTACCCTCTTTTAAGAAACCCGGACATGCTACTTCGCACTGGTGATAAAAATCCACTGGAGTTTTGGGACTGGGTGTACCTGTCATCTCGATGATATAACCTTTAGTCCCCCAATCCGCTCTAACTGAATCAGCTAGATGCTTTGCAGCAATTGAACGCTGGGCTGTGGGTGTCTTTATTTTTGATGACTCATCAAAAATGACAAATCTAGGTGCTTTCTTCCCCGGTATCCATTGATTCATCTGTTTTACGAGACCCTCGTATGTAAACATTGAAGGTTGGTATTTTGAATCCCATTTAATTAGTTCCATCTGAACGGCTGTTACACCTGACTTCGGTCCGATATACCAGACCAAGTCTTCAGATGGTGATATTAGGGGAGAATCATCCAGTATTTTTTCCATAGCCTCAATAGCCACGAGCGTTTTACCCGTACCCATTTCGCAAGCCAAGATACCAAAATGCCGTGTCATTACAAAATTCAGCATTTCTTTCTGGTGCTCATACAGGGGACGTTTTGGTGTATAAGCCCTTAGCGGTAAATCCCACAATTTATATGGATTATTCCCTTTTAGGAATTCTAATTGGAAAAAATTCCTCTCGGATACTTTTATAGACCATTCTTTGGTCTTAGGATGCCATTTTGCGCCATCCATATTTTTAATTTCTTTTAATAATGTTGCATTATATTGAAACTTGAGAAAGATATTATCTTTCTCAATTCTCTTTTTTACGTAGACATATCGTCTATTGGAAATGAGTTTCATAATAGTTTTCTTAGATAACAATTTATTTTGTTCTTAATAGTCTCTGTATCTTCATTAGAACTGGTAAAATCATAAATTTTAAGCCAGTTAGCTAAAGAAGCACCACAATATAGTACATACTTTTGTCGCGGTAATTCATCATAACGTATGATAATACCATCATACTTTATAAAATCCAGAATGACATAACTATCACATTTAATCATAAAGATTATATGATATAATGGTTCAAAATCTTTATGAAAATGCAACAACCTATCTGGACGTGTTTCGTCAATATTCTTCGCGTCTAAACTCCTCATTGGAGATATTGGGTACCATTCCTTACAAGTAATGGCAACCTCTCGCCAGTTTACTTGAGGCATTGATACTAAAATAACCTCGTCCTCGTTCACGACTACCTCCGAAACCTCGTCATTTGGCATTACCAAATGACGAGGCATTAATGTTTTACCTATCCTCTAAAGCTGGTGCCTCCTCTTCAGGTACAAATATAGGCGGATTCATGAATTTTTCAATTTGTTTTGATGCCTCATCTTCATCAGGCATCTCAAACGGGGTTGAGCAAACTGTCGCTCTGGCTACAAACCAGTCAAATTTGGATTTGACGATATGGTACGGTTTGAATGTGGCAGCTTTAGCCATTTGAAAAATGGCAACAACTTTCTTAGCTTCTTTGCGAGCTGAGTTGCTCCCAAAGAAGAAAGTGGCGAATTTCCGAATGGATGGCAACCATACGAGAAATTCAGGGCCCCACATACATCCTGAATTAGCTATCCCTGAACGCTCTCGAATATCAAGGAATTCTTCTGATGTTGAATCGTAATTGCTCACTGGGTGAGCTTTATCACTAACATCGAGTGCCTTCGCACGCCACTCGAGTAGCAATACATCTATTTCTTTCCCTAAATCATTCTGCTCACCTTCAAGGATATGAGCAAAGTGATTTATTGGGAAAACCCCTGTTTTACAATCCCCCGAATTGGAGGTCATTAGTTGGACACGACCTAAATAATCGCCCCCACATTCATCTAGGAAGTTATCCCCCACCACTACTGTGGCTGTTTCTCGTTTTTGTACTGATTTTTCCATTTTCTTCTCCTTATGTTGTTTGTTCTATGTTAGTGATGAACCCTGATGGTTCATCATCTTAGGGATATTCTAGTGCTTCAAGAGCTGTACTCGCTGCTAATTCAGCAGCTTTAGCAGTAGCTTGCTCTCTTCTTTTTGCTACTTCAGCGCGACGTTTTCGTTTCATTTCTTCTTTAGTCGCTTTACGCTGCTCATTCTTTGCAATCTGGATGGCAACGCTTTCCGCGTCTAAGCGGAGAGCCCATTTTATGGCTGCTAAGAAGCCATCTTTTGGGGTTTTTAGATCATTGCAAAGCTTTGTCCTGGCTTTGCCTGTTTCCATTTCATTAACAAGGTCTTTAGTTGACCTTGTTAATGCGAGTGGTTTAAATTCACTCTCTAGAGTTGTAACCCCCCTTCTGATACTATCTCGAACCTCTTTCGCCCGTTCATTACAAATACCAACGAACTCTCGGGCATCCATTGTCTGGGCCCGTTCGACAAAATCTAGTTGGTCCTTTGGGTTCAGCCTTGCTAGGCTGTATGCATTTACCAACTTAATAGTCCCATTGTCAATTAAGGACTGAATCCTCTCGTCCTTAATCCTGATAAGGTTTAACCTTTCGCGGATCCAGTTGACAGACTTGCCAAGTCTGTTGGCCAAATCTGTCTCGGTCATCATCTTATCCATCTCCAGCAACCTTTTTAGTTGCTGAGTATATTCTATTGGTTTCGTAATTACCCGGTGTACGTTCATCATAATTTGTGCCTCTAGGGCACTTCTTTCATCACCAAGAAATTCGGTGACATTGATTTTCTTTAATCCGCAGTCTAATGCGGCGTTAAAGCGATGTAACCCATTTATTATTTCCCAGTAGACCGTACCATCGGTGTCGGTCTTCTTTTTAACGGATATGGCTTCACAGAAGCCCTTTTCCTTAATGGACGCAACAAGACCTAGATATTGCTCATCCATTTTATTAACTTGCCGTAATGACTTACGGCTAGGCCGGATGTGTTCCATGTCTAACTGGAACACATTCTGCAATTTGATAGTATCAGACATAAATGTCTCCTCTTTATTGTTAAAGGTTAATGGTTAATGGTTAATGGTAACATTCGGATAATACATCTGAATGACCATTTCAGATGGCCATCTGAAATGGTCATTCGGAAACAAGTTATTAAACAATTTTAACAACTTGTATCTTAATATACTCTGAAAAAAGAGTAATTTCTAAAAAATATCGTGTTTATTTTAAAATAAATTATATCGTTATTTAAGAAGTATTATATATTATATGTATAAGAGTTAGGATATTAGTATTAACTGTCTATATCGTAAATTCTATAGTCTTAAAATTGAAATAATAAACCTTTGGAATAAATCTTCTTAAATACGTAATTTCGTGTTTACGTAAAAAAGGCAAGTTCTATATATATAAAAATAAAAATATTCTTTTTTTTTGTATGACTGCTAGTTCAAAATTAGTGTAAAAACGTAAAGACGTAAGTTTATACTTAAAATCAACAATTTAGGTCAAAAAAAGACGTAAAAAGACGTAAGTTTTTAATCAACTGTTTAAAGTAAATAAGTTATCGATTTGCAGTGATTTATATTTAGTTAAAATATTATTAGTAATTAGCTTTTCAGTTCTTTTGCTATAAAAATAGTATAAAACAGAGTATATTAAGATATACGTTAGTAAATTTTAAATTTAAATTTTTAAATTTAAATTTAAATTTAAAATTTTTAAAATAATTCAGATGGCCATTTCAGATGGCCATCTGAAATGGCCATCTTTAAGTCATCCGAGATGAACCATCTTTACAGGAGATGTAAAATGAAAAAAACAGAAGCAATAAAGAACTTCTTGCGAGCTAAAACGCATGAAGACCTCTCAAGGTTGTATAACCATAATATGGAAGTACAGATAAACGTGGCACAAGATGATGGTGAACGCGTTATCGGTTCTTATGCTGGTAAAAAATGGCAGGGATGGACTGATAACCTGACAACTTGGAAAGCATTTAGAGTGCCTTTCAAGGCAAATACAAAGCCATATTATAAGGATGCTCCCATTACTTGGGATTTGGAAGCACATGTCGAAGGTATTGGCATGACAGGTTGGAACTGGGCAAAACAACGAAGTGAGTGGGTTGCATTCGATTTTGATGCCATTACAGGACACAGTAACGCACATTCTAAAAAATTAACCCCTGAGCAATTACAAGATGTAATTGCTAAAGCTACCGAAATTGAATGGGTGACAATACGTCGATCAACATCTGGATCGGGATTGCATCTATATGTGTTCCTAGATGACCCACCTACCACGAGAACACATACAGAACATGCAGCTCTAGCTAGAGCCATACTCGGGAAGATGACAGCATTAACAGGGTTTGACTTTTCGGCACAAGTCGATGTGTGTGGTCAGATAATGTGGGTATGGCATCGCAAAATGACCTCGTCTTCAAACGGGTTAGTTTTAATTAAGAGGGGTTCATCTCTGAAGACCCCTCCACCTAATTGGAGAGACCATATCAACGTAGTTTCAGGTAAAAAATCCAGAGTAACAAAACAAGGGAGTCTTGAAGATTTGGTCTCCAAGAGGGCAATAGTTACATTAGAGGATGAACACATTAAACTACTAAAATGGTTAGAAAATCAAGCTAAATTTAACTGGTGGTGGGATTCTGATAGTAATATGCTTGTTTGTCATACTCTAGATTTGAAAGAAGCTCATCTTGACCTTTATGCTAAAGGCTTCTTTGATACAGAATCAACAGGTAGCTCCTCTCAGAATTGTTTTGCCTTTGCAATGAGGAAAGGAGCGTGGTCGGTACGACGTTTCTCACCCGGTGTTCAAGAAACCTCGTCTTGGATGCAAGATGGTTCAGGTTGGACAAAATGCTACTTCAATGCTGACCCAGACCTAAGGATTGCAGCATTATCACATGGTGCATTAGAAGACCCCAGAGGTGGGTTTGAGTTTAGAGAAGCTGAAATAGCTAAAAAATCAGCCAGTCTTCTAGGTATTGATATAGACTATGGTATTGCTCAAGCTGGAAGAAAAACCGTCTTAAAACATCATAAAGATGGTAGATTAATTGTCGAAATTGACCGTGATGAAAGGGATATGGCTAATGAGATGATGGGATGGCTTCCTAAAAAGGGTAAATGGGTTAAGATTTACAGTGGTAGATTGCAAGGACAAGTTGAAACAGAGATACAGGATAATGATGACATTATTCGTCATATGATTTCAATTGGAAACGAAGATTGTGGTTGGGTCTTGAAGTCTGAAAATAACTGGATAGTTGAACCTATTCAGAATATCCGTTTAGCCCTCGCTGCTCTCGGACATAATTCCAAAGAAATTTCTAGTATCTTAGGAAATTCAGTATTAAAGGGTTGGAAAATGATAAATAGACCATTCCATTCCGAATATCCAGGAGATAGACAATGGAATAAGGATGCTGCCCAAATGAGATTTTCACCTACTAAAGATAATGATAATTTAAGGCATCCAACATGGGATAAATTATTAAACCATTGTGGTTCTTCATTAACACAATATATTAAAACTAATAAATGGTGTCGAGCCAATGCCATTTTCACGGGTGGTGATTATTTAAGATTATGGATAGCAAGCATATTTCAAGCACCTTATAGTTCATTACCATATTTATTTTTCTATGGTGAAGACCAGAATAGTGGTAAGTCAACATTCTATGCTGCCATTTCATTATTGCTTACAACTGGATGTTGTAGAGTTGATAATGCTTTAACATTTGATTTTAACGGTGAAATGGCAGGTGCAATTATTTGTGCTATTGAAGAAACTGATTTAACAAAATCTAAAACAGCATATAATAAGATAAAAGACTGGGTAACAAGCAAAGAAATAGCTATACATCCCAAAGGTAAAACACAATACCAACTACCTAATACCTGTCATTTTATCCAAACAGCTAATAGTCATACATTTTGTCCAATTTTTCCAGGTGATACGAGAATAACTATGATACATGTTGGTTCTCTCTCTAAAAATGATTATATTGCACCAGATATTTTTGAAAAGCGTTTGGAAAAGGAGGCTCCTGATTTTTTAGCTAGACTTATTAGTACTGAAATACCATTATCGCACGACCGCTTAAATTTACCTGTTATTGAGACAAGTGATAAAGCATCTGTTCAAGATATGAATAAAACGTATGTTCAGGAATTTTTAATACAGCACTGTACACAGATATCTGGTGCTCTTATAAAGATAAGTGAATTTTATGACAGATTTATTAATTGGTTGCCACCTGAAGAGGTAAATAATTGGACACAAAATAGAGTTGGCAAAAAAATGCCACCTCAGTATCCTAAAGGTCGCATTAGAAAAACTGGACATTTCCATTATGGCAATATTTGTTGGTTAGATAACTTAGTAGAACCCACCAAGACATTACATCGTTGTGGTGAGTATCTTGAAACAATTCGAGGATAATTTATGAAAGAATACACAGTAAGAGTAGTAAATGGGGTCATTATCTCCAATTACCAGTACAAAGAATCAAAAATATTTATATCAAGGCATATTCCAAGTCTTGAGGAAGCGTTAATTAACAGTGGGTTTATCCCTGTAGTATTCGTCAATGGTCAATTAAGAGAACTAGATTTAAAATCAGTAAATTACTGTATGATTGATATTTCAGATGCAGTATTAATTTTACCCGATTATCGGGAAAGTGAAAGGGCTATCGCAGAGTATGAGTATGCTTGCGTGGCAGATAAGGTAATATTATTTTTAGAGGAGGAAGAGACATGTTAATCGGTATTTGTGGGTTATCTGGAGCAGGGAAAACAACGTTAGCTAAAATTAAACTCAAGGATAAGGCTATTTTGTCCTTTGCTACTCCATTAAAGGGGGTTTTAAAGTCTCTAGGATGGAATGGTCTTAAAGATGAACGGGGTCGCAGGGCTCTCCAACTTCTAGGAACAGAAGTCGCTCGTAATTGTATTAATGACCGCATTTGGGTTGATAAATGGGAAGCTAGCTATAACCGTTTAAAGAATCTTCACAAAATTATCATTGTGGATGACGTCCGTTTTGAAAACGAGGCTCGAGCAATCAAATGTCTCGGCGGTCACATTATTAAAGTAGAAAGATTTACAAATCATTTTGAAATTATAAAACGTTTTTTCTGTCATTCTTCTGAAAAGGGGGTACCATCAGACTTAATCGATCACACAATCATCAATGATGATACTATCGAACATTTAGAAGAGCAATTTAGAAACTGGGGGGCATTTTAATGGGTTTATTTGATGAATTAGACGCAACATGCGCACCTTCTCAAGACCAAAGAATTTTGAGAGCACCTTTCCCCTATCCAGGTGGTAAATACAAGTCGTTAAAATATATTCTTAATGTTTTACCTTATCGTAAAAGGTATATTGAAGTTTTTGGAGGCTCTGGAGCTGTAATATTAGCAAGAGAACCATCAAAATTAGATGTCTACAATGATATCAACAGCGGTGTCGTTGCATTTTATAGATGTCTTCAGACTGAAAGAGATACAGAAAGACTTATTACGAGATTGCAAAATACAGTTTATGCACGTGAGGAGTTTGTATGGTGTCATAATACTTGGGATTATGATTTATCTGATAATGTAGAAGTGGCAGCCCGCTGGTTTTATATGATTAAGACATCATTTGCTTCTCTAGGTCGTCATTTTGGGAGAAATTTACATAAAACTACTAGTGGTAAACTCTCGAGTCCCCTTAGTCTTCTACCTGATTTACATCAACGCTTCCAGAGTATAATAATCGAACATCTTGATTGGACTGAATGCATCACAGATTATGATTATACTGATTCAGTTTTTTATTTAGACCCACCTTATCTGAATACAGATAAAAAAGTATATAAGAATACCTTTACTAGAACATCACATGAAAGATTATTGGAAACAGTCTTCAAAAGTAATGGGTTTTTCGCTATTAGTTCTTATCGGAATGATTTATATGAATCATATGATTGGAATGAAGTTATTTCTTGGGAAGTATACTGTTCAATGGCTCCAGGCGCTCCACGTAGAGGTAATGGTTCAACGACTGTAGCACAACGTAAGCATGTTGAAGAAGTCTTATATATCAGAGGTTAAAATGCCATATTTTTATTGTAAGAAGGAACATTTAAAAGAAATGGTACAAATTACAGAGGACAATGAGAATAAATGTCATAATTTTTTGAATAATCAGCCTTTTATATTGAAAAAAGGTGATTATATTTGTCGAGATTCGGAAGGACACTATTCGAGTGTCTCTAAGAATGATGTTGAAACTAATTACGTAATTTTTAAAGGAGAAGAATAATGGCTTGGAGAGATGATTTAAAAGAACTAGTAAAGCAAGACGAGTTACACGAGGAAGTTATCTCGTACCTAAAAACAATTGGATTTGAGTTTATTGAAATTCAGTACATTGAGCATTTCCCATCTGGAAAGAAGACTTGTGCAATTTTTAAAGCATTAGAAACCCCAACAATGGTTAATGCCCTAGTTTTAGTACCTTTCAAATGCAAAGAAATAATGATTGTTATTTCATATTTCAAGAAACATTTCAGATTGATAAACAAGGTTACTTCTGAAACATTTAAGGAAGTAATAGATAATGATATTGAAGCATTAACAGCAACCCTAATTGAGGATATTACAATTGCATCTGATGTTCTTGAAGGTTCAGGTGTTGTAAAGGAGGAAATTAATGATACTAAAAATTAAAATGGATACAGCTTGTGAGAGGTTAAAACCTCTCCAAGCTACACAGGGTTCTGCTGGATTAGACCTCAGAGCAAAAGGTCATCATATCTTATACCCAGATGATACAAAGATTATCCCAACAGGGTTAAGAATTGCTATCGAGAGTGGTTATGAAGCACAAATCAGACCCCGTAGTGGTCATGCAAAGAAGTGTATTCTTGTTGTTAATAGTCCTGGAACTATTGATAGTGATTATAGAGGCCCGATAGGTGTATTATTACACAATCTCGGTAACCAAGTCTTTAAAATCGAAGATGGTGATAGAATAGCTCAAATGGTAATTGCCCCTGTACCCGTTGTTGATATTATTTATGTCGATGAGTTGGACGAAACAACACGTGGCAAAGGTGGTTTTGGTTCTACAGGTGTATCATGAGTAGGACGATGAGTCATTGTAATGGTTCATTAATGGTGGGAATTGGTCTAAGGACTAATGGTCCCGACCATAATGAACATCAAATCTTTCAAGTGGCATTTGCGCCACTTGATTCCGATCTTAATATAAATAAAGATTATGTACCATTACTCCTAAAGATAAGACCCGATAATCCTGGTCATTTTGATAAGGCGTTCATAAAAAAACTTGGTATACCTTTAGAATTGTACTATGATTGTTGTGAAACTGGTGTTGACCAAAATGCAGCATCTCTCTTAATTGAAAGTTGGGTTGAGAGGGTTATTACATATACTAAATTTGGAATACCCCGTAAAATTATACCTATTAGTGTTGATTATTCTAACACTAAAATTTTTATGGAGAACCTATTGATGAAAATCGTATATGATGAATTATTTCATCATGATTTTAGAGACCCAAGATTGGTTGCATTATATATCAATGACAAACAGGCTTTCCATGCGGAAAAAGCACCTTATGGTGATACTCGGATTCAGCTTATTTCATCTAAACATAATATGGCGATGGGTCGAGAATATAATTTAATGAATAGAACCCTAAATAGCGTACGTCTTTACAAAGATATGTGCCAGAAAGGGTTCTTTTAACTATTTACTCAACATTGACCCCCAAATTTTCTTTAATTTTGGGATATTTTTTGAATTATTAATAGCAAATTCCCTCGCATCTCGAAGAGTGTCTTTAAAACCTTCTTCGAGTAATTTACCAATTCTAAAAGAAGCTTCAGTTTTATCCTGAATGGCTATCGTGTGAGGCAATTTCCAACAATTAGTAATTACAAGTTTACCCATCATCATAAATTCTAACATCTGACGTGTCTGGGGTTCTGAATTAAGCATTAAAACGATATTAGCATCTTTTAATGTACCTTCAGTTATCCCTCGTGGAGCATAAATTGTCCGAACGTCTATTTTATCACCAGTAAATGCCAATATATCTTTAGTATACGTTTCCTTTTCTAGTAAATCAATATATGGGAAATAACCATCAAAGATGGTTGCATTCTTAACTTGTGAAACAATTATTGTTTCAGTTCTATTATCTGCAACACCAATAATCTGTATTAAGCCATCTTTATCAGCTTGGATACTCTCATCATTAAGTTTCCCAGCAGGAAAGAAAATCAATTTACTAGGTTTGTTTGCTCTAATAATAGACCAATTAACATCACCAAAAACAATAACTACTTGACCTTTTAACAATTGGTGATTAGTAGTTTCACGAATAGTATAACCCATTTCTTCTAAGAGTTTTATTTGTGATTTTTTCTCGTCAATCATTTTTGTATCAAATGGCATCCAAATGACCTTGTTTTGAAAAGATTTAGTCTGCATACTTACGTTTTCTTTAAATAATTTTTCTAATTTAGAAACGTGTTCAGGTATGATAGTAATTAAACCTGTGCTTTCTTGATTAACGATATTAATTCTAATATCTCGAATTTTGTTTGCCAGTTTATCATCAACACTTACAATTTCATCTGAGGCTTCAGCAAGATGACCAATGGCTAACCACCCATGTTCTTGATGTTGGTAACCCTGAAGACATTCTTTCATTAGGATTATTGCTTGAGATATATGTTTCTTCATGCAAGCAACACATCCCATTCTTTGTTTCTTTGGTTCAGTTAAGATTATCTCACCTGTCATACTCAGAAGAGTACGCTCACTAACTAAATCTTGAATTGATGTTGTATCGAATGATACCATTAGCTTAATTTCTCGATGAATTAATTTCCACATCTTACGGATATTTGCGTTTTTAGCACAAGTAGGACATTCAGCGGCATTAGTTTGTCTCGCAAGTCGACCAAGTTCGGGTTTAGTTCTTGGGAAACATTCCTCAAAGGCTTCAACATTATTGATTAAAACATCTGTAGGTATTTCAAAACCTAATGTAGCATTAACGTCTACATTATTCATTCCTGCAACAGTCTTTATGGGATTATTTTTTACAGCTTCATTATGCTTCTCATCTGAAATTCGCAAGGCTTCGTTAGCTTCCAAAGTTTCAGAAGGTAAAGGGTTAAAGTGATGTAATTGTTGCATTGCCAATAATTTATCTACATCTGAAATGTCTAAATCAAATATCGTTTTGGCTTGTGGCCATGTTTTAATGAAAGCTTCTTTGAACTCAAGAATGCTTTCCCAAGTTGCATTTTCCAAGTTTAATGTGATGATAATATTATCCTTAGTCCTAATATCCATTATTTCCTCCTAGCAAGTATTGTTGTTATATTATGTTTAGAGGTATCTTGACCTCTACGAATAAAATCTTCTGCATGATTTACACAAAGAATATTATAACCATGCTCATTGAACCATTTAATCATACCCTCTTTATTTAGACAGTATATATGTTCATTTGGTTTATAATGTCGCCACGTTGTTAATTGTTCCCAGGTATCAACTTGTGGTGTTTCTGGAAATGAAATCATTATCCTCTCAAAATTAATCTTGAAGAGGTCATTAATATCTTGATAATGTTCAAGAACGTCAAACAAAAAAATAATATCCCACATAGACTTATATAATTCAAATGAAGTTATTGATTCTCCACAGACATCAAAACCAACCAATCTCTTAAAATGGGGTGATGCTATTCTTACGAACTGATTATTACCACTACCGATATCAACAGCATTAAAACCCTTGATGTGGAAATAAGAAGCTAAAATGCCAAGTCGTAAATAAACCATTTCAGCATTTGTTGATTGGTGATTCTTATACTCTTGTGTATAATCAAATGAACTCGGGTTCCGAATTGATCTATGAAGAAGATATGGTTCAAGAATCAGAAGTAAAAGAGGAAGAAGTTTATCAGGAAGAATATGAAGATGAATTACCTGAGTCTCAGATAGAAGAAGAAGTGGAACAGATCATCAAGACCGCCCGCACATTGGGGGTCGAAGTGGACGAAACCGACGTCGCTCAATGGCTGGCCGCAATGGTTGGGTCGGAGACGATG